AAGCAGGCTCCTTCGCCACCAGCTACATCCCGACCGGGGCTGCGACTGCCACCCGCGATGCTGATGTTGCCAGCGTAAGCACGCAAGCGTTCCCGTATAGCAGCACGGAAGGGACTTGGGTCGCCAACTTCCAGACGCTATTCACCGGAACTGCTTCTTCATCGGCATGGATCGTTGGTGCAGATAACTCAAATAGCAAGCGCATCATGTACATGCCCGCAACCGATGATCGTGTGAGGTCGTTTGATGGCTCCACAGAGATCATCGCAACAGGAGATGCGACAGGTGCGATTACAAAGTCTGCGGCTGCATTTGGTCCAACAGATCGGGCGCTTGTAACGAACGGTGGAACTGTTGCGACAGGTGCGGTTGCGTCGGGCTATGGCACGGCCTCAGTGACAACGCTTGGCTCAAGTAATTCTTTAAGCGCCCTCAACGGCCACATCCGCCAGATCACGTATCTACCGCGCCGCATCACCAACACCGAGTTGCAGCAAAGGACGAGTGCCTAATGGCCCGCAAAGTGATAGACATAACAGGGCGGCGGTTCGACATGCTGACGGTGATTGAGTTTGCAGGACTTGAGGACCACAAGGCTAGATGGCTCTGCAAGTGCGACTGCGGCAACACCAAAGCTATAAATGGCGTTGACCTCAGGAGTGGAAACTCCGGCTCTTGTGGGTGCCGCACACGCTTGAAGACGGTTGAGCGGTCAATTACGCACGGTGCAACAAAGGACGGCAATTTCCTTGGCGCCTATCGTTCGTGGCGGTCGATGAAGCAACGCTGCGACAATCCCAAGGCGGTTAACTACGAACGATATGGCGGCTTAGGTATTCGCTATTGCGAAGCGTGGGCAGACTTTGAGGCGTTCTACGCTGACATGGGCGACCGCCCAGAAGGCTTCTCGATTGACCGCATTGACCCGCGTCTAGGTTATTCGCCGGACAACTGCCGCTGGATACCGAACAACGAGCAAGCAAAAAATCAGCGAAAGACAGTCAGGGTCGTTCTTGATGGCGAGCAGATGATCCAAGCGGACGCTGCTCGCCGTTTGGAAGTGCATCCGGCTCAAATCCTACAGTGGCGCAGGCGTCCAGACCTTATGCCTGTCATCCTGAACAACCGTCTCCAATTTGAAGCGAGGACCGCATAATGAGCATCGAAATCTTCGCATGGTGTTCGACCCGCGAACTGTTTCTCACGGGCATGACCACGACAGCCTTCCCCGATGGCTCAATGCTGGCAACGCTCGACGAGAACGGCAACCTGATCCCGCATCAGGGCGTCATCATCGACGAGATCGGTCCGATCACGAAGACGCCTGCAACGGAGGATACTCCCGCCGTTGTCATCGAGGGGCATCACGTTAACCTCGTTGCCATCGACCCCATCGTGGCCGTGCTGATGATGGGACCGCCTGACGCTGAGGGCAACCCGACCGTGCTTCCGCAGTACGACGAGGACGGCAAGCTGCTGGGCGTGTTCGAGAGGACCAACATCCTCAGCCTCATCCCCGGCATGGTCTGGACGCCAATCCCCGGTCCCGGCGTTCCGGGCGGCTACGAGGGTCCGAACGGCGTCTGCCTCTTCGACCCGGCAGTCGTGAAGGACCGCGCGAGGGTGTGGCTGTGAAGATGGCTACCCAAAACCGCCCATGATTTGGTCATTCCTCATAGCAATCTATGGGGTGTTTCTTTTCTCCCTGTTCGCAATGCTTATCGTTGGAGGACGTGACGATGACTGAACGCTGGTGCCGCGCCTGCAGGGGCTGGCATGATCTCGACCAGCCATGGCCTGACAACTGTCTGCCAGAACGAAATATGGCTCGCAGTGACCTCCCGACCCCGAGGATCATCAGCGACAGCCTCGATGACGTGTGGAACCCCGTTAACGGCAAGAAGTACGACAGCAAGTCTGCTTACTACAGCGCCGTGAAGGCTGCCGGGTACACCATCGCCGGAAACGACAGTTCGATCACCGCACCGAAGCCTGTCGCGACTACTGCTCCCAAGGGCTTGAAAGATGATTTAAAAGCGGCATGGCACATGGCAACAGGAGACTGACATGCATGAGGGCAGAATTGAGAGAGTGACGGAAAGCGGGTGCTGGGTATGGATGGGAACTTTGTCGGACAAAGGCTATGCGGTCAGACGCCTACGCGATGGTCGTAATGTTCGCGTTCATAGAGAGATTTTTGAGGCCTACAGGGGACCCATTCCAGTAGGGCTGCACGTCCTACACAAGTGCGACGTGCGCTGCTGTGTCAACCCCGATCATCTATTTGCCGGGACGCATGCGGACAACATGCGTGACATGACGAGGAAGGGCCGCCGCCGGGGAGGTGGTAGAAAACTTTTGCCAGAAGACCATGCAAAAATGAAAGAACTACGTAATAACGGAGCAAAGCTTTCCGAAATTGCAAAACAGTTTGGCGTAACGGAAGCAGGGGCTTGCTGGGCCATCAAACACAGCAAATCAACAATTTAACAGGAGGTTTATCAATGAACCCTGAACTGGAAGGCGAAGACGACGGCGAATTGGACCTGCGGGCACAGCTCGACGCCGCCTTCGATGGAGACGAGAACTCTACTAACGATCAGGCACCAGCCACTGAGCCCCAGCTCGACAATACTGAAGACGGACAGCCCCGCGACGAGCAGGGGCGTTGGACGAAGGCACAGCAGGAACACTACGAAGAGCAACAGCGCCAGCAGCAGGAGCAACAGGGCCAGCAGGAGCAGGAGTTTCGCCTTGCCCCGCCGCCCGGCTGGACGCCCGCTGCAAAGGCTGCATACGCTGCTCTGCCGCCCGAGGTGCAGGAAAGCGTTGCTCGCCGTGAGGCAGAGATCAACAACGGCTTCCGCAAGCTGCAGGAGTACAAAGGCCTCGATGAATATGCTGAGATGGCCCGCGACAGCGGCACCACTCTGCGAGAGGCCTTCGACCGTTACAAGGCAGCGGAGGACAGCCTCGATCGCGACTTCTTCGGCGGCGTGGCGCAGCTCTGCCAGATGTATCAGGTTCACCCGATGCAGCTTGTCCAGCAGTTCGCTCGCGCCTTCGGTGGGCAGCAGCCGCAGGGCCTGCAGCAGGGCGCTCCGCAGGGTGACTTGATCGCAAGGCGATTAGCTGGTATGGAAGAAACCGTCCGTACACTGATTTCCGAGCGTGAACGGGTCGAGCAGGACGCCATCAACGGCTCCCTTGAGACCTTTGCATCGGAGAACATGTACTTCGAGGATGTTCGGCAGGACATGGCGCTCCTCATCAGAGAGGGCCGCGCCGATAGTCTGGAACAGGCTTATAAGATGGCCTGCCGTATGCATCCCGAAATCGGCGACTTGCTGATCAAAGAGCAGGCCGCTCCACAGATTGCGAAGAAGCGTGTCGATCAAGCCCGGCGCGCATCGAGTGGTCTGAGAACCGGAGCCCCTGCTGGATCACCATCCGGCAACTCCTCAAGCAACAACCTGCGCGATGCTCTCACCGAAGCGTGGAGCGAGGCGCAGGGAATTTAAGGAGAAGCAGAGATGCCTTCGCCCAATCTTAGCGAAATCATCACGACCACTCTCCGCAACCGGACGGGCAAGCTTGCGGACAACGTGTCTGACAACAACGCCCTCCTGTATCGCCTGAAGCAGCGGGGCCGTAACAAGCCCGCCGCTGGTGGCCGCACGCTCGTTCAGGAGCTGGCCTATCAGGAGAACGGGACGTTCATGTGGTATTCGGGCTACGATCCGCTCGACATCGCCGCAACGGACGTGATCTCGGCTGCTGAGTTCGACTGGAAGCAGGCTGCGGTCGCTGTCACCATCAGCGGTCTCGAACAGCTCCAGAACTCCGGCAAGGAGAAAATCCTTGATCTGCTCGAAAGCCGCATCTCCGTGGCCGAGAAGACCATGCAGAACCAGATTAGCGCCGCTTGCTACAGCGACGGTACTGGTAATGGTGGCAAGCAGATTGGTGGCCTTCAGCTCCTTGTGGCTGACGCTCCCAGCTCCGGCACGGTTGGCGGTATCAACCGCGCAACGTGGACGTTCTGGCGCAACATCGCTCGCGACAGCTCTACCGCTGGCGTGACGCTGTCGGCAACCACCATCCAGTCTGAAATGGGCATCATGTATGCCCAGCTCGTTCGTGGAACGGATCGTCCCGATCTGATCATCACGGACAACAACAACTGGCTGCTGTACCTCGCTTCACTGCAGGCCATTCAGCGCATCACTAACGACAACCTTGGTCAGGCTGGCTTCACCAACCTGAAGTACATGGATGCCGACGTGGTGCTGGACGGCGGCAACGGCGGCGGTTGCCCGGCTGACCACATGTACTTCCTCAATAGCGACTACATTCACTATCGCCCCCACAGCGATAGGAACATGGTCGTTATGGGCGGCGAGCGCATGAACACCAACCAAGACGCCATCGTGAAGTTGATCGGTTTTGCGGGCAATATGACCGCTTCAAACTGCTCGCTTCAGGGCGTTCTTCAGAAGTAAGGAGGGCACAGATATGGTTTTTCATGTTCGCGACGAATATATCGGCGCTCCTGTGATCACCGACACGGACACGGTTGCAAAGGTGCCGCTTGGCACTCGACTGCATGCCTACGATCCGACGTACGGCGACGGCGAGTTCATCTACCTTCTTGGCGTTGCCTCGACGGCGGTGGGTTCGTGGGTCACGTTCACCTCGGACAACAACGGCACTGCGCTGCTGGCGGCTAACGCCATCGGCCCGGTTGCGGTTGCCATGTCTGCCAACGTGGCCAGCCAGTACGGTTGGTATCAGATTTACGGCAAGGCCGTGGGTCTGTGTCTTGCAAGCTACGCTGACAACGGCCTTGTCTATGCGACCGCTACTGCGGGCTCGGTGGACGATGCCGTGGTCGCTGGTGACCGCGTGAAGCTGGCTATCGGCGCTTCGGCCATCGGCACTCCTGCCGCTGGTCAGGCTGAGTTTGAAATCCAGTATCCGTTCATGGATGACGCCACGGCTGCCTAAGCCGAGGTCACGACAATGGGGCCGGGGGAAACTCCGGCCCTTCTACCAAGCCCCAGCACAAGGAAACCCCAGCATGTTCGATCCCAGCAACGACGAGTTCTTCATGTCCGCTCCGCAGCAGCAGGGACGCGGCCCGCGCCCTATCCTGCGCTTCTACACGGAGCCAGTTGAACAGACCGCTCTCTCTGCAGAGCAGGGCCGCCCCGTCTACAAGGACGTGGACTATGTCGGCATCACCAATCCCGGCTCGCGTGATGAGCATGTGGCGGTGGCCGAGAAGAAGGCCAAGACTGACGAATACATTGCGTGGGCCTACAAGAAGTGGAAGGTCACACAGGAGCAGGTGGTCGATGGCACGCCCGTCGAGACCGTGCCGTTCCTTGGCAAGGCGCAGGTGATGGAGCTGAAGGCCATCAACATCCATTCTCTGGAGCAGCTCGCCACCGCATCTGAGCCAGCCCTTCAGCGCATGATGGGCCTGCGCGACCTGAAGAAGAAGGCAGAGGCCTATATGGCAGCCGCCAAGGACAGCGCCATCGTCACCAAGATGCAGCATGAGCTGTCCCAGCGTGACGCGGAGATTGCGTCTCTAAAGGCGTCCATGACCCAGATGTCTACCCGGTTTGATGAAATCCAGAAGGAGCGAGCTTGATGTCCATGGACAGGTCACTGCAGGGAACATACGGCCCCCGGTTCTTCCGGGCGGCCATCAATGATGGTGACAGCTACGACTTCTTCGAGCATCGCATCGACAGCCGCAACAGCGTCGGACCCCGTATCGCGACGAAGGCTGACAAGGATAGCCACCCGAAACTGTGGGCCAACTATCAGGCTTCCCTGATTGTCGAGCCAGCCCCCACCCCTGCGGCTCCTGCTCCTGCTCCCGTCGCTCCAGCACCTGTTCTTGAGGAGATGCCTGCTTTCCTGAAGCGCAAGAAGGGCAAGTGACATGACCACACAGAAGAACATGCTGCAGATCGTTCAGGATGCCTGCACTGACGTTGGGCAGCCCCGCCCGACAGTTGTTGCGTCATCGACGGACGAAACGCCGCGCAGAATGCTCCGCCTACTGAATAAGGCTGGCACCCAGCTCATGCGCGAGTTTGAGTGGCCGAAGCTGCGCGAGGTGGAGACCTTCACTGCGACGGCAGCAGAGGAGCAGGTCGAGCCGTCCACCACTGACTTCGCCCGTCTGTCGCCAAATTCCACGATCTGGCATGTTAACAGCCAGAAGAGGGTGATCGGCCCAGTGTCAATGGAAGAGTGGAACCAGCTCCACATTTTCCCGACCAGCACTGCCCAGTTCTACTGGACGATGTTAAGTGGCCGCTTCAACATCTACCCGGCACCAACGGTGTCAGACCAATTCCGTTATTCGTATGTCTACCAAAAGTGGGCCAAGAACGCGGGCAGTACGGTCTACAAGCTGGAGTTCGATGCCGACGACGACAAGCACGACCTCGATGACGAGATGCTGACGGTGGAGCTGGTGTGGAGGTGGAAGCAGGCCATCGGCATCGACTACGCCGAGGACATGGCGAGTGCCAACCGCTACAAGGAGGTGCTGTACGCCGGGATGCGGAACAAGAGCATCGTCAACCTGTCTGATCCATGGCAGGGAAAACTCCCCGAGGGTTACTGGCCGGGAACCATATCAGCATGAGAAAGGCGCTCCGTCCCAACGCGAACAAATCCGCTGTCTCTCGACCGACAGTCATAGCGGCCCCGACGAAGGGCTGGAGCGCCAATGCCTTGCCAATCGAAGCCGAGGATGGCACCGCCATCATCTTGGACAACTTCTTTCCAGAGGCCACGGCTCTGCGGCCTCGCAAGGGCTACACCCAGCAGGTGACTGGCGTGGCCGCCTCCGTCAACACGCTGATGACCTATGCGTCTGGGACCACCCAGAAGCTGTTTGCAGCGGGTGACGCAAAAATCTATGATGTCACCTCTGCTGGCGCGCTGGGAGCTGCCGTGAAGTCTGGCCTGACATCGACCATGCTGTCGTATGTCAACTTCGCCACGGCTGGCGGCCAGTTCCTCTACATCGTCAATGGTGAAGACAGCGCGTTCTACTACAACGGATCGACGTGGACTACGCCAGCCATCACTGGTGCGACCTCATCCGATTTCAGGTATGTGACCACACACAAGAGCCGCCTGTGGTTTACCAAGAAGAACAGCACCACGCTCTATTACCTGCCCGTAGACAGCATTGCAGGCGCAGCCACGGCCTTCGAGGTCGGCTCCCAGTTCAACCGTGGTGGCCGCGTGGTGGCCATTGCGTCATGGTCTGTGGACGCTGGTAGCGGCATGGACGATCTGTTCGTCATCTGGTCGAGTGAGGGCGAGGTTCTCGTCTACTCCGGCAGCAACCCGTCGAGTGATTACGCCATCGTCGGGAGATACACGTCTGGCAAGCCTCTTGGTGAACGCCCATTCTTCCCCATCGGTGGTGATCTCGCCATGATCTCTGAGGACGGCGTGCTTGCCCTGTCCAACGTCATGCGGTTCGACCGACTGACGGCTGCCGAGAAGAGCCTCTCGTCGCAAATCGTTGACGCCTACCGGAAGGTGGTGAACAGCGATGCGGACAGCTTCGGCTGGCAGATCATTTCCCTGCC